AAAAAATAAAAAGTGGTTCTACCATTTTTTATTTTTCAACGCACAGTTCTACCATTAGTTAAAATTTACAACAATCTCCACCATTTCCTTTTTAATACTTTTTGTTGCCGAAACCGATAACTCTTCTCTCTTCTTCCTTGTTTTGGTATTATTTCCAGCAGGTTCAACAGATTCCTTACGTTTTGACGTGCTATTCCGACTGTTCATGTCTTTTTCAATATCATCATAATTTTCTTCAATATATTGAATCACATTGTTTTCCAAAATCCACTTGAAAAAATTTAACTGACCAATGGTGGTTTCAATAAATTTTCCATCTTTGTAAGGAATGGATATTCTTTCCCATCTACAAAACGGGTCAAACTTGTGTTTGCTATACGCTTTCAACTTCAACTTATAATCTAAATATACCTTGAACCGCCGAACGTTTCCGGTAGACTCGTCTACAATATCATACAAAGTATAGTTTTTCTTCGCATAATTTGTTGCGAACCAGTCTACGATTCTGAGAGAAATTTTCGTTTCTCCAGTAATAACCTTCAACATTTTTTGTAAGTTGTCATTCTTTTCATAAAAACTTAGTAAATTATTCAATAATAAATCATTTTGGGTTGAAAATCTTGACGCCGACATTTGAATATATTATTATAGGTTCAAATAATGTTTAAATCGTTTGTTTTCAAATACTTTTGATTTTACGGTTTCTTCCAAACTTCATAAAAATTAAAATAACAAGGCCCCCAACCTCCAGTTTTTACATAATCCAAAACAAACCCATATTTTTTCAATGTATCATCTACAAAGTTCTTATGTTCAATACATCCATAATCATTTTCCATAATAACCAACTTTACATTTTCCAATATTTGCGGTGTATCCATCAAAATATAATAGAAAGCACCTTCACAATCTAAGACCAACGTATCAAACTCAATATTATATTTCTCATTCAGTTGTTCCCATGTTATACTGTTCACCTCAGTGTAACCGTCTAACACAACATCCGAGCAAATTGTGTCCCATCCTTTTTGTATCAACTTTCGAGAAGACAGCGCACTACATTCAATTTGAAAATCCAAATTATTGATTGTTTTATTCGTAAACAACATACGACTACTTTCTTCACAACACTCTAAAGACACAAAATTGTTATTTGAATTTTGATTCAATATATAAGCAATAATCAGGCTGTTTCTTCCTATGTTTCCTCCGATTTCTAAAACTTTTTCAGAGCCAGTTAAGTATGTTGCGGTCATTAACTGTTCTTCATACTCTTCGGAAAAAGCGCCAAACTGTATCTGTAAATTATTTTGAATATTTCTCAATCGATCACATGGTCGTTGAAAAGGAACATGCTCTGGAATAGGTTCTGACACATTGACACAAGTTAAACGGTTTTCGTATAAGTCAATAAAAACTTCTGTATTATTGTCGCACCAATGTGGGTTGTTATTTTTGTCTGTTATAAATATGGTTTTCACTACACCAAAATTTGGGTCTGTAAATTTAACAGCGCGCATGCGGTCATCTGCTGGCATATATAATAAATTTCCTCTTACACATTTTTGAAGCGCAGTTTCAGTAACGTCAATGTTATAACTTGCCGTTCCATATTTTATAACAAACTCAATCGACATTTTATATATTTTTGTATAAATTTATTTATAATTATAAACGTTCCCCTTTACAAATTAGTTGTTCATACTACTGCGATTTTCTCCAACTCCAACCTCTTTTGTATTAATCGGTTTCAAAAATTGGTCTTGCAACATCATATCTTCTACATATGTACTTTGGGTTCGAAACGGATTTAGACTTACTTGGCAAATCATTTCTCTCTCCGACATTTTATTATAAAAATCCTCACGTTTATTAAGTTCTGCTGCGCATTCAGTTGGCATAGACTGTAAAAATGATTGTTCGAATGCGTCATGATGATTTGATTTTACAACAGTTGGTTCTGTCTTTTTTCTAGGAGTTCTCTCGCAAGGTTCACCCATAGTCCATTTCCATTCCATTACAATGTTGTATTATATAATGTCTGTTTTTACTGGTTTAAAACGCAAAAATTTAAACGAAGTTATAAGTATAAATTTATGGAAAAAGAACAAACTTATTGGAATAATCATTTGAATGAAGAGCACTACAACAACGTGTTTACGCAATGGGTTGGTGATTGCGATGCGACCTCTAAATTATATGTATACGAATATCTTTCAAATAAAAACTACGCAAGCGTGATTGATTTAGGATGCGGAGATGCGTCGATTTATCAAGGATTTCAAAAACGTAATATTTCAATTGATTATACAGGAGTCGATTCTTGTAAATTCTTTATAAAATTATGCAAACAACAAAACATTAATGTAATTGATTCCGATATACGCAACGTATCTATGGCGGCTAGTTCCAGTTATGACATTGTTTTGGGAAGACATGTTTTAGAACATCAAGACAATTTTCAAGAACTTTTGGAGGAAATGATACGACTCGCAAAAAAGGAGGTAATTTGTATATTTTTTATTAAACCCGACTTGACTAGTGAAGAAACTGTAATAAATTATGAGAAAGAAACCAATTTGTATCATAACACTTATTCTTATTCTCTCATTGGTCAATTTTTAACTGAGCACCCAAGAGTATCTTCTTTTCATTTAGCGCCCATCCCCAACACAGAGGTAGAATTCTCACTTCATATAAATATAAATATTAATCTTGAAAATGTTTGTGAAGAGGAAAACATTTCTCGAATTGATTTTCGAGAGAAAATGGATGAAGAGACATTACCATTGCCATTGCCATTGCAGGAAGATAAAACTGACGAATCAACTCCAGAAAATAGCAAAGCCGTTGTAATCGACGTTGATGACGCAACTGAAAAAATACAAATTGAACCCAATAACAATAACAATAACAATAACAATAATACCAAAAAGGGTAAAAATAAAAAAAGTAAAAAATAGATCATAATGTCTATCCAACCAAAACCTTTTTGGTTTTTGAATGACCGTACCCATATTTTTTTCTGGATTTTTCCGCAAGGCGAAATGCTCTTTTATTATGGTCACATCCATTTTCCAATATTTTAAAATCTACTGCTGCCGATTTTCCTCCAGTAACAGAACTTGCCAATCTGGCCAGTCCCCACGATTGTGCGGTTTGATTCGGTCTTGAACCAGAAGAAAAGTACGCCCCTTCCCCTTTTTGAACTATTTTTTTTAGTGAAGATATAGAACAACCAGTTGCCTTTGCCATAGCTGCGTTGGGTGTAACATTTTTTAATTTGTACATTTTGATTGCATCTTTCACGTGATTCGATTTTTTACTTTTAAAAGAATCTACTTTTTTTCGCGTATAATATTTATGTTGTTTGTAAAGTTTTCTAGATTTCATCAACATATTTATTTGTTTTTTTTTATCTCGGTTTTTCAAAGTTCGCGGAAGATAACGCACAGGAATGTGTAACTTATGCGCCATTTATACATATATCATATAATATATTGTATGATGTATGTTTTGTGATGTATGTTTTGTGCGTTTGGCAACTACACACGAAATTGTACACAACTCGAGTCCATGTTACCAATAACGATTGTAGGTATCATGTCTTTTACAATTTCTGTCTTTTCCAAAAACGCAAAGTCAACAAATTGCGCAAGTCGCCTTGCTTGAACTTTCAAGACACAAGAATTTCCATCAATATCCCAAAAATAAAGTCCTACAATATCTTTTCCTTTATTATTCAAATGTTCGTCAAAATGCCACTCAGAAAGAATTAAATTTTCAAGTTGCAAAACTCCTTCTTCTTTTGGCGTCAACTCCGAGCAAGTTTCATTGAACGAATATAAATACGCCAGCATCCAAGCGTCATGCATTTTTACACATTGTTCTTCAACGGAAAGACTTCGCCAGTCACAGTTTTCAGCAAGTGCCAATTCAAATATATCATCTATGAAATGTCTCTGTAGTCCAGTGTAATTATCGTTCATGAACCCATACCTTTCGTCCTGGGTTTTCGCAAGATGACTTACCATCTGAATGGTTTCTTCGGACAATTCTCCATTTTCTACCAGATTTCTCACATGACGAACAACATTCCCATATTGTTCGTTTAACTTGGCAACGTATTCGTTAAATCTTTGCATTGTCGGTGTTTGTGTTTTGTTTTTAATTTACTTGGTTTTCTCAGTTTCAATTTTTTTTTGATATAAAATTTACACATCGCTTCTTGTAATAATTAACTTTTTTGTAAATAAGAATGCGTCTTTGCTTTTTTTCCTTCGATTTAAATTACATTCTAAACAAGAAATCACCAAATTTCCACAGTTATGTCCAATGTCATTATTAATGCGATCAAGTGTCCATTGAGACGGTTCTCGAACAAGTTCATATAATAGAAGCAGATCTTTGGAACAATAATAACATAACAGATTGGATTCAAGTAATAAATCAATAAGTTGCGTGATGTTGACAAATTCAGTCTCACTCCACCTTTTTTTGAGAATGTCTTGCTGTTTATAACTTGCCAGTTTTCTCTCGAGTTGTTTTTGAAGATCCCTATGAATGCTTTGAGAGAAAATACTCGAACAGACATCTTGTAAAAGACTCAGTTGAGTTTCCTTGTCCGCGTTCCACTCTTTGAACTCGGCTTCCTTGCGGATTTTTGGCGATTCTTTACCCCTTGTCACTTTTTTAATCATATAACGGTTGGTTGTTCCTGATATGGTAACTTTTTTATCTCCATCGCCATTCACAATATTATTATCCATTTAATTTAGTTTTAGTATAATATATTATATTATACACGAAAAGATATTAAATCTAATTTATCATTCTATATTAGTAAGAATGAATAAGAAAGAAGAATGTGTAGAACTTAAAAACATAAAGTATAAAAGTATGCTTTTAAGTGGGAACGCCGTTCCCGAAACAAAGTCTTCTACAGACCTCTCAAATTTGGAAAAATACCTTGAAGAAGAGAAAACAAATATTCAAAATGAGCCATGGAGTAAATTAGACAAAACTATCAAAACACGTAAACTAATGACGTTTGCGGTTCATTACGCAAAAGAAAAAAACTTAAACGAAGACGAAGAACTGCTATTGGTTGCTTTTTTGAAAGATTGTTTAGATAGAAAAAAATTACAAAAGGTAAAAGATGTTGAATATAATAAAGAAACTGGAGTGGTGACAAACATTCCAGCGTTATTTTATACGAAATCGAACAAGCATTTTACGTTGAAAAATATGGATAAACGCGTTTCTACATTGAAAAGTCTTCCTCCGAAGCGTGGAACTGCCAAGAACAATATGGAAGTTACTGTTGCGGATGAGTAAATCAAATCTACGCAAATAATGTTTATATAAGAAAGCATATAAACATTATTTCTTTAATTATGAAAGAAAACAACAATTATTTTATGAATATTTTCGAATTGGAAGAGTTGGAAAATGTTATCGACAATGACGTTTTTTGGAAAGCATTTTTTAACGAAAACGAAAACGAAGAAGGAGCAGAAGATAATGATTCCGATGTTGAAATTGAAGTTGAAGTTGAAAATTTTGATGAAGACGTTGAAAGTGATGTTATTGAAACCTGTTTACAGTTGATGTTTGATTATATTGACAATGAACCTTGCGCCGTTTCCGAACCTACTTTTCACGAAACTATGATTGACTCTGTTTTGGAACTCATGTATGTTTCTTTAAACGTTGACGCTTCACAAGATGCTATTGATAGTATTCAACCCATTCTTTTAGAAAAAATAAACATTGCGTGTGAACTATTTTACGATGCATTTATTCCACCTCGTTCTTATGAAACAACATTTGTACGTTGTTCACCCAACACAACTGTTATCCAAAAACAGATTGAAACACTGCAAAACTTGCCACAACCACAACAGCGCACCAAAGAGTGGTATGAATTTCGGCATGGACTTATAACAGCGAGTAATGCGTTCAAGGCGTTTGGTAGTGAATGTTCTAAAAACTCATTGATTTACGACAAGTGTAAACCGACGACAATTGATGATGGAACTATTACGGTTACACCACAAGTAAATGTAAATTCACCCACTCACTTGGGTCAACGATACGAACCTGTCTCTGTAATGTTGTATGAACACCTGTATCATACCAAAGTGGGCGACTTTGGTTGTATTCAACACCCATATTATTCTTTTTTGGGTGCGTCGCCAGATGGTATCATTATTGACCCCACATCGGATAGATATGGTCGCATGTTGGAAATAAAAAACCCGTTTTCAAGAGAGATTGTCGGTGTTCCTAAGAAAGACTACTGGATACAAATGCAACTTCAAATGGAAACGTGTAACTTGGACGAATGTGACTTTTTGGAGACGCATTTTATAGAATATGAAACAGAACAAGATTATTTAGATGATGACGTTTCCTTGTATCCAAATGGATTCAAAGGGACAATTGTTTATTTTGCGAAACCAGATGGAACCCCACATTATGAATATAAACCCATTAACATGAGTCACGAAGATTTTGAAACATGGAGTGAACATTTGATAGACACATTGGGGTTACAATGGGTGAAAAATATATATTGGAAATTAGATACAATTAGTTGCGTTCTTGTTGTTCGCAACAAAAAATGGTTTCAAGATAACGTCGGGGTTTTGAAAGACATATGGTCTACGATTGAAAAAGAGCGTATTACTGGATGTGAACATCGCGCAGCAACAAAACGTGTGAAAAAAGAACAAAACATTATTGTTATAAAAACGGAAGAGAGCAATGGGTGTTTGATACCTCTTACATCAACGCCTGTTCTTGTGTGAACTTATCGTTGTTTATAATATTTTTGTTTTTTGTGAGTCTTTTTCATCTTGTTGCGTTTTCCTTTTTTCGTGCGTAAACGGGTTCGAAAACTTTTTAATTTGTGTGTTTTTTTCTTATTTAACCTTTTGGTCTTTGTTGGTCGACTACGACGACAACGACCGCCTCCAAGTCTATCTCCATCTGACTCATCATCTGAAAAACTGTTATTACGTGTTCTCGGTATATCTATATCTAGTTCTGGCAAAGGCGTTCTTGGAGGTGTCATTGGAAGCGTTCTTGGAGGTGTCATTGGAATTGTTCTTGGAGGTGTCATTGGAAGTGTTCTTTGTGTTCTTGGAGGCGTTCTTTG